TCACGGCCCGACTGAGGGACCGCCGTTCAGCAAGTCGTCGTCGCGCTCGTCCTGCTGCTCCTGCTCGATCGGCGCAGATCCGGCGTCGTCTTCAGAGACGATGCGATCAGGGTCGCGCGGCTTGCCTTTCGGCATCTTGTCGTTTGGGTTTTCAGTCACTGGATCGGTCTTGGACATGTCTGGCTCCTTCGCGTTCGCCAAGAGACAAGCTTGCAGAAGCACTGATGTTCCCGGACAACCGGTTGCGGGCGTATGAACTTGGCCGGCAACAGCCCCGCCCTGACGGATCGGTCTCGACATCCTCGCGATAAAGAAACGATAGATCTTCCTCCGCCGACCGCTCGTCACGCTGCAGGCCCGCTTCGAAACCCCGAGAGAATAGGTGCGAGCGCGCGAGCTTCCGCAGGGCCTACCCGCAGGAAATCTCCTCTATGGTATCCGTTTCCTCATCGAACCAGATATTCATCCGTTCGAATTTCAATTCCGATGTCACAGCGCATTCAGTGCAGGCGAAGCGAAGCTGGTGGCCCGGCGCTTCAGTCGGCAAGGACTCTAGGGCGATCCCCACGTACTTCTGAAACTCCGAAGCCTTGCACTGGTCTCCGTAGTAATAGACGGCTGGACCGTCCTCCTGCTCCGCGATCCACACCCCATCGCCGCGGGGATGATTTATGATCGTCGAGCCTTCCGGCGCCCAATATGTGAACGGTGGCGGCGGCTCGGCCTCCATGATCACGACAGGCTCTGGCAACTCATGTTCTGCGTCATCCCGGTCCGTGGCACTGGCAGTACCGGCCATCAGAAGCGGCATGGCAGCGAATGCAAGGCTGGCTCGACTGATCCTCATGTCATCTCCTCCATGATCAAATGACGATCGGGGCAGATGATGGCCAATGGGTGACGAGGCCTATCCGATCAGCTTCGTCACCTTCCCGCGTGCAAGGCAGTGAGCGCAGGCCCATTGCTTCGTCCCGCCGGCTTTGGTGTTCCGTGGCGTCCGGCGCGGCGCGACCGTGACCTCGATCACCGCGCTCGTCGCGATACCGATGTCCTTCTTGCACTGCCAGCACGTCACCTGCTCGCTTTCAGCAAGTGACTGACGTCTCCACGGCACAGCGGGAGCATCGTGAGGAATATCTCCCTCGACGGCTGTCAGGTGCGATCGGTCTCGGAAATCGTCTTTCACCCTAGGACTATGCCGCAAGCCCCGCCTTCTGAAAAGCGCCAGCTTCCTTCATCCGCAGCTGGTCCAGTGTCAGCTCTTGCCCGTTGCGATCGACGAACCGATCCAACGGCAGGTCACCCTTGCGGAATAGAGCGCCTCTGGTCGAGCCCAGCACGTCATCCTGGAAGGCCGCGGGCTGACGCTTGAGCCATGACTGGTAGGTCTCCGTTGCCGGCACCTGCCCGTTCATGCTCGCCCGTGTGCCTGGCGGTAGATCGTCGATGTCGAAGCCGAGCTCTCGCCAGCTCTTCGTCACCGGAACCGTCGTTGACCGGCAACCGAAGTGCGCCGGCGGGCGCGGTCCGCTATCAAGGGAGAACGTCTGCCCATCTCGGCCGCGGCAAACGGCCGAGGTTCGCCCGTCCAATGTAGCCACCCAACGCACCTTCGCGATCAGGTCGGCATTTGCCTTGTAGGTCTCCTGCCGAGCGACGTTGGCGGTGTGGTTGACCGCGGTCCGCACGACGCTCTCGGCGCTTCGGCGATTGATCTGCAGGATGCCGTCCTCGAATTTCGCAGCCCGAGTTCCACGGATGCGCCGGACGATCTGGTCCGTCGTCTGTCCCTCGACATAGCCCTGCCGGATAGCATCCCTGACCCGGCTGAATGCAGCTGCCTCGAGATCCTTACCCCACTCCTTCATCACCCGGCCTTGGAAGGGGCGCGAATTGACCGCCGCGTAGAGCTGCTCCGCGGACGGCGTCACGATGTCAATAGCGATGGGCAGGGTCGAAGAGATTGCCCGCGCCTGAAACCCCGCTTCGTACATCGCGAGGTTCCGCAGAACATCCGTGATCTCTCGATCGACGAGGCGATAAGCATCCCGGTTCACAACCCGGATCGCCTCAAGAAGTTTTGCGAGCCGCTTCTGCGACCATGCGCCCGAGACATCCATCGGATCGTATTTCGTCATCTGGGCGACGAGGTCCACGTCGCTCCGGTTCAGAAGGCCGATCAGCTTCCGAACGGTCGACGTTGAGAAGCGCTGGAGATAGACCTGATGGCGAACGGCGCCGTCTAGCAGATCCTCGTTGACGGTCACGCCGCCACCTCATCCTCTCGGCCGACGAGCCCGAGCTCCGGCCCCTCGGACGTGATCAACTCTTCTTCTTCGTCGAACGAGCGCTCCGGACTGGCGATCTCCCCGCGCTGCAGGTTCTCGTAGAGCGTCTGCTTCGACAGGGCGCCGCTTTGCCAGACCGTGACGAGGTGCTGCGCCTCCTGCGCAGACATGGTGCTGTCCATGAAGTCGAGGCTCGGCTTCACCACGACCTTCTCGGGATCAGCACCGACCATCACCGCGGCGTGCCGCAGCGCCTTCTCCAGTCCCTGTGCACTGGCTTGGGCGATCGACGTCAACGTGGCCGTCTGAGCCGCATACCGAAGCCGGAGCGCCTCCCCGCTCTCAGCAGCTTTCTTGGCACTGTCGAAGATACGGGCCCCGGCCGCCACCGCATTCTCACGCTCGTCTTGGATCGCAGTGCGGTGCGCCGCGATCCCCGTACCTGAAGGCCCGACATACTTTGCGTCCGGTGTGAACTCCTTTCCGTCCTCGCCCTGGCCTGACGTTAGGGTGATCACTACCCCGGCGCCGATGGCCTCCGGCGCGTCGCCATTGATGACGACGAGCGTCTCCTGGCCGCTCATGTAGAGCTGGTGGCGATAGTCAGCGTCGAGGCGGTACATCGCCAGTGCAGCTCGCGCCACGCCGATCAGTGGCGGTTCCTCAGGCGCAACGGCAAGATCGCGGGGGCCGATCACCACGAAGGGGATACCATCAAGCCTCTGGCCGCCGCGTGCGGTTGGCTGGAGAACGTCGGCGTCCTTTTCGATGCCGGAATATGTCTCGACCTCGTAGCGCCCATCGACGAGCCGCAGCACGCGGTACCGCTTCTTGTTGGACCACTCGAACTCGTTGCGCTCCAGCCCGCTTTCGTCGAGCACGTAGAAGTCTCGATCGGTGCTCCAGTTGATCAGCGCCTCGGCGGAGTACCCGGCCAGGAATGGCAGGTCGGACCCTTCGGAGGCAGCGTCAGCCAGGATCGAGTACCGGCCAGTCAGCAGCAGCTCGCCGGTGATGCGGCGGTGGAACGCCTCGAGCGCGAGCCCGTCCGATGTCGCACGCTCCCATATCCCGAGCATCGCGTCCGGCATCTCGATCTGCGTTTCGGTACGGTGGATGACGCCAACCATTCCGCGGATCGTGGGGGCAACGATCTCCGGGAACTGCGCCCGCTTCTGATAGGCGCCATACATGGCGCGGCCACTATCTGCCTGAACCCGAAAGCCGGAAGGCATCGGCAGGAAGTCCTCGCCTGCCTCCTTTACCGCCTTGGCGCCGCGGGCCGTCACGCGCATCTCGCGCCACTCGTCCGCCCGGTCCTGCCATTCCGGGTGCTTTGCGTCGACCGCCATCAGTATGCACCCACGATGGTCTGGGTTCGCCCCGACCCCGGCTTGGGTTCAGACTTCACCATCAGTTCCGTCAGCGCCCAGACCAAAGCATCGGCACGATCGGGCGACCCGCTGCCCTGGTATCCATCCGTCGTGAACATCGCCATTTGGTCCTCGAGCTCGACGAACGTACCGATGTGGTGACAGCGAGCCGGAAAGCCTTCGCGGTCCTCGTAAAGCCCAGCTACCGGCTCTGCGCGCACATGTTTGCCCCTCGAGGCCGTGACCAGTTTCACCGGCACGGTGCTGTCCGCGAGCTTGATCGTGCTCTCGACCATGGCGCCGCCGTAGTTGGCTTCGGCGACTACCTTGTCGGCGCGCCACTTACCGAACGTATCGACGACCTGCCGCCCCCACCCTGCGGGCGACCGTTTGCACGTCGCATCATCAAGAACGTAGGCATGGCCATCGACGCCTTTGCCGACGACGACGATACCTTGGCTGTCGCCGCCCATGCCGTCCGAGCCCGACGGATCCACGCCGATAACGACGCGGGTCAGCTGCGGCGGTGCCGCCCTCCGAGCTGCGTCGATGCGGTCCTGCGGCCAGAGCGTACCCGGCACCTCGCTGAGGTACTTCCCCTCCTTGAAGCGCTGGCGTTGCCTCTCTGGCAGAGTATCCAGTTCCTCGAGATAGGCCGCCGGGAGATGCGGATTATCGTCAGGGTTTAGCGTTACGTAGGCACGGGTGCCCGAAGGCAGTGGGAGCCTGTTCTCCGGCCTGACGCCTTCGACGAACTCCCGATAGGTCCAGTGCGAACGACCGACGGGGTTCAGGTCGTAATAGGCCTTCAGCGGCAGGTCACGGCCATCTCGCCGCTTCACGTTCTGCGCAAGACGGGTGCGGAGCGTCAGGATCGTGTCGTAGGCGATCTGGCTGCACTCGTTGGAATAGATCGTCGAGAACTCCTTCCCTAGGATCTTCTCGACCCGCTCCTTATCGTCGAGACCGCCGAACCAGACCTCCGCCCCATCCGGCAGCGTGATGAACTGGTCCTGCTTGTTCTGGGTGTACGGAACACCGGGATATGCGGCCCTCATCATTGCCGGCCACGTGTCCATCATCACGGCTTGGCGAACATCGATGTTGTGCAGCCGGGCGATGAGGTGCCGTGACGACGGAGCAGCGAGCGCGCGAGTCGCGACGCAGTAGCAGAAGCCGAAGGTCTTGCCGCTACGGCTGCCGCCATAGCCGAGTATGTGGCGTGCAGGGCCGGCAGCGGTGTTTCGCAATTCCTGCTGCTTCGCCGTGAGGCTAAAGGTCGGCATCCGGGCCGGTGATGTTCACGGTGACGTTGCCGCTTGTCTCGACCTGGTCCTTGAACGCCTGCACCTCGACATGCTTGCCGATGAGCTCGAGGCGCCGGATGCGATCGGACAACTTCACCTTTCGGATCAACCCCACAACGACGCCTTCCTCCCGGATCTCCTCAACATCGAGGCCGGCGACCAGACCCTTGCGCCAAATCGGCGGCCACTGGTGGACGGGCAGGAGTGCGCCATCGGCGTCATATAGATCCCCGACATCGGCCTCGGCCTCATCGGCCAGACGCCGCAGCAGCCAATCGGCATCGACCCTGGTCCGGGCGGAGCGTTCTGTCTTGGCGTCGGATATGGCTTTAGCGATGTCAGGTTTTGCCAAGTTTTCCGAGGCGACTTGCCTTGCCGTACGTTCCGAATACCCTGCCCTGATTGCCGCCTGCGTGGCGTTGAGATCGACGAGATACTCATCCACGAAGCGACGCTGCTTCGCGGTGAGCGTCATGACCATGTCCGTGATGTGGTGGAAACAAAAAAGGGGCCAGCAACGCTAGCCCCATAAGACCCTATCCGTGCCGCCTAGCTGTCGCTGGGGCTGGATCCGAGCACTGACATGCGGTGATCCGCAAAGGCCGGGGTCGTCCTGCACGCATAGATTCATGCCGCCTCGAGATAGTCAAGGGGAACGCGCACATCGTCCACAGCCCCGCCGAAGAGCTTCATCTCCAGTCTGGCCAATCCCTGCGCAATCCCCACCACCGGCACGACCATCCCCTCGAATGGCCCATCGACCACCCTGACGTCGTCACCGACGCCGAACTCGTGATGGGTCCGCATGAATCGCTGAGCCTCGGGCGCATTGACCCCTGTCGCCGTCCTGCGGATCAGCTTCACGACTTCCTTGGTGGGCAACATTATGGGTGCACCATCGATCCCGACTGCGCCTGAGATGCAAGGGAGGGCGAAGAGATTGAACCAGAGCGGCCGTCCCGGTTCGAAGCCGGCCAGGACGTAGCGCGGCGCGACGGCGAACCTGACGGGCTGCTTGGGCAGGCGCAGGTGCCGGGACTTCTTGCTGGAATGCCGGAACTCGGTCCGCACCGGGACGAACGTCTTGAGGCCGTACCGACGAAGGATCTTCTGCGCCACGAACTCCTTCTGGGGCGGCACCTGAAGGGCGTACCAGTGGAGCGTCGCCGCTACGTCGATGATGTCGGGCGCGACGTCATAACCCGACGTCCTGTCCCGCATCGATAGAACCGGGGTAGCGTCGGGTGGGCTGACTTCTGGCTTTGACATTATTGGCTCCTCGTGTGGCGGCGAGGAGCCCGGAACGGGGCGTCGTGAGCTCGGTGATGGTGGCGGTATGGATGTTCCGCGTCAAGCCAGCTTCTTGACCAGACCATAAACGATCGACGGTCTTCCCCGCTTTCCTTCCCCATCCCTCCGGATCCAGATCTCACCGTCGACAGCGAGTGCCGTCATCACCATCTTGATCCGGTTCGACCTAGCCTTGCCCTTCAGGCTTCGAACCAGGTCCGCGTGGCTGACTTCCCCGCCGGCACGGATCAACCGAACCGCCTCGACCGTGATGATCCTGCGGATGTCGGCGTCGACCTCAGCAGCGGTGTGCGGACTGAAAGCATCCGCGAGGTTCCGGATCGTCCTCGCACCCCTCTCCCTTCGCGCATCATCGACAATGGCTCCGGCGAAACCGGCAAGCAGAGCCTCCAGCCTCTCGATGCGAGTCTCTAGCTGAGATACCCGGTCCATAGCGTCGTTCCCTCGCGCACGTGAAATATCCAATTTTAGACCCGTTAATGCCGGAAATGGAGATAAACGGCAATAGTAGGTCACGAAAAGAGTAGGACGGTAAAAAGCGGGAACTACGGGAACGATGAACAATTATATATATAATACAACGATTTAGGCGCTGAGCATAGTTCCCGGCATAGTTCCCGTAGTTCCCAAGAATTTATGGCATAGTTCCCGTAGTTCCCGGAGTTTTCGGAACGATGCGGGAACTATGGTTTTGGGGTGGAGTGGCTCGATGCCGGAGTGGGTAAGGGAAGCCGCAGCAAGCGGGTGGGCAGCCGTCCCTGCAAAGCTGGACCCGGGGTGGGCCACCCTCATAGCCGCGCTCTTCGGCTTCCTTATCGTGTCATGGCAGGCTCGATCCGGCTTCCGCTCTCTCAAGCGATCTCAAATCCATCAAGCAGAGCTGGATCGGGAAGCCATGGCACAACAGGCCGAAATCGCGGCGGCCGCTCAACTAAGACAGTCAGAACTCGACAGATCAGCGGCAGAGGAATCGAGATCGAACGACAGACAAGTGATTGCGGCGGCAATCGACGGAGAACTTATTGCTATATGGGGACTGGTATTAGATGCCGGGTCTACCAGACGTTTGAACAAGTTTTTTTACGAACAGATCGGAGAAACGAAAATCACCGCTCCCTTTCGGATCATCGGCCGCCATGAAACGCCGGTGTATGATTCAATGATGCCGAAAATTGGTGCCTTGAATGCATCAATGGTGACAGACGTTGTAAAAGTATATCAATTCATCAAAGGCACGCAGACGGATAACGTGATAAAGGAGGTCCCCGGAAAACTAATAGTGGACATAATAGAGGGCTTCGAGCACACAATCGAGGAATGGACCAAAGACGTGTCGCACGTGCACGCTCGACTGCTTTCCGTAATTTACGGTAGCGAAGACCCGGGCCCCCTCATCAACGATCAGATTAGCCGCAAGAAAGCAAAGGAAGCAGCTGCAACAGCCGCTACTCCAGAACCCGATACCACGTGACCTCCGGCCCACCTGAGGCCGGCTTCACCTTCTGCAGCTCGAGCTCTTCAGCATCGACCATGGCGCCGAGCAGGTCCCGAAGGTCGCGCGCCTTCATCGAATGCTGCATCGCCTTGAGCACCACCTTGTGCTGCACCCGCCCGCCGCGATCCTTGATGATCCTGCGAACCCGCTGCGCCGAGGCCTGATTGTCGCTGTCGGCCATATAATCAGCCGCACCAGTGATCATGGTCTCGGCGCTGCTCATCGCGACCACTTTCCCAAATTCCATGTCATCGGCCGTGACGACGTTCATGGCAGAGAAGGGTCCGCGTCCCACCGCAACAATGGTCGCGATGCGCAACGCCATCTCGGCGGTCCTGGCATAGAAGCTTGCGCTGTCGGGGTCTGAAAGTTTGGCTTCCACCCTCTTGCTAAACTGGTCGTACACCGCCTTCGCATCGGCACCGGCCCACGCCACGACCTGGCGGTTCGGCGTGGGGTCCATGTCGGCCTGGTTCCTGAGCGTGGCCTGCATCGCGCCGGAGCGCTCATAGATGGCGAGGAGCGCATCCACTATCGCGGCCGGCACCGTGGCGGGGTCGAGGGCCGGGTCGCGCTCGTCTGGCCGGCCATCGCTTCCGACGAGCAGGAACCGGTTCAGCGTCCCGTCCTCGACGCTCCCGCCCTCCATGGCTCGCCAGAACTGCTCCGGCGTCGAGGCTCCATAGATCGAGATAGCCGGAGCGTGGATCGTTGCGGCCTCCTTCCCGGCCCATTCTGGTGTGGTGTAGTTCGCGAAAGACTTGCCCCACATGGTCCGCAGCACCTTCGAGATGGACCTCTCAAAGCCGGAGGCGCGCTTGTTGCCGATGCGGGCCATGAAGTCGCCGAACTCGTCCATGGCGCAGAGGGACAGCGGCGACCTGACCAGGAAGTTGACCACCGCCGGCATTGAGATGAATTCGGACGGCCCGATGTGATGCGACATCCTGGCCGCAGCGAGGATCCGCTCGATCTGCTGGAGCGCGAAATCCTTGCCAGCGCCGGTCGGGGCTAGGCCGAGGACGTAGAGATGCGTGGCGGATCCGGTCGGGCCGACGAACTGGCGCCCCGCCGCGGTTCCTACGATCGTCAGTGCAGCGCCGAGGGCAAGCCCGGGTTGCGGCCGCCGCGACGTGTCGCAGATCCACTGGGCGATCTGGCCGACGAGGCCGGGCGGGAATGAGGACGGGTTCGTCGGTGCTGTGGTTGCTGGTGGTGGCGCGGCACTTTCCACCACGACGCCGTCCTCGTCGGTGACGGTGCCGTCAGGGTGCTCGATTAGGCGGCGAGACCGGGACAAAGCGGCGATGACGCTCCGGCCATGATCCAGTGCAGCCGGATCCTCGGGCGGCATGTGGGCGATCCGGATAGCGCTAAGGTCCGCACCATACTGCTTGGCCAGCGCCGCGAGGGTGGCGCCGTTGACGCCGGCGGAGCGGAACGACCGCCACTTTTTCGCGACCTCCCCGGCCTTGTACTTTGACCCGGCCGAACTCCAGGTGTCGGCGATCGACAGCCCCTCGCCGGATCCACCCTTCGCGGCATGGACGGCCATGAGGGCCTGGACCCACTCGTCATAGCCACAGTCGGCCGGGACGTAGCCGAGGAGCTCGATGATCTCGTCGGAGGTGGTGTCGGAGGTGGTGGTGGATGGGGTTTGAGATACCCGGAAATCCCGGGTATCTGGCACAGCAGAATTATCTTCCGCCGCCTCTCCGCCGCCCCGTTCCAGCCATTTCGTCAGCCAATCCGGGACCGGTGGCGCGTCGGCTGGGTCTCCGTGGACTTCATACCGTCGACCGTCGGCCATGATGGCACCGGGCGCGACGATGTAGCCGCCGTCACCCCGGACATCGACCCCCTTTGGCAGCCGCCCCTTTCGGTTGCCGAGCCCCCCGTCCTGCCGGAATATCCAGTGATTGCCATCGTTCGGCGTCGCCACAATCGGGATGCCCTCTGGCGAGGCGCTCTCGCCGGCCATCAGATCCGACCACGCCTCTACGCCGTCATGCTCGGGATCGTGACGATCGGCGTCGATGACAAAGAGGCCAGATTTCCCAACGTCCAGCGCCGGCGCGGCATCGGGCCATTTCCGCCACCACTCTCTGATGGTGGATGATTCGGATGTGCTTTCCTGCCGCCACCGGAAGAACGGCATCGGCGCCTTGGCCTTCTCACCGCCAGATTGAACCGGGAATACGGCAAAGCCCTTTGCCGCGAGTGAGAGTGCGACGGCGAGGTTGGCCGGCTCGCCGGTTGATGGTGGTGGGGATCCCAGGCCCATGGTCAGAATGGTGCCTCTTCCCGCAGCTTCACCTTCAGCGCGTCCCGGTATCCCGCAACGATGGCGCGCGCGAAGTCAAGGCGCTGCGCGTCAGTCATTTCGGCGAGATCTGCAGTGCTAATGCTGATGGCGAAGTCCCTTCCCCGGTCCAGCCCTTCGGCCACGGCCAGCGCTTCGATGCGATTGAAGACGGGTTCGGTCATGGAATAGCTGTCCCTTGCGATGCGGATGCAATCGTCGCTCTCGCAGACCCACATGATGGGCGGCGCGGGCTGGCCATAGCGCTGCTTCGGCGCATATCCGAAGCCGGAAGCTTGACGAGCGCAGACGCCGCAGCACTGATCGTCGAAGCGAATGGCTGGTGGTCTGGCCTCAGGCGATGGAGCGGACATAGCGACCCATCTCCCTGCGTTTGGAGGGGTAGATGCGGACGCTGTGCAGCACCGTGGTATGGTCGCGGTCGCCGCAGAAGCGTCCGATCTGCGGCAGCGACTTCCCCGTCAGCCGGCGAGCCCAGTACATGAAGGCGTGCCGCGCAAACGCGACCTGCCGGTGGCGACCTCCCCCGACGATGTCGTTGGGGTGCAGCTTGAATACCGCGGCGATCCGGAGGAGCGTCCGCCGAAGTGTCGGTCTGTAGGTCGATGGGCGAAACGCTGTGTCCTGCGCGGCGTGGGCCGCGGCACGAGCAATCGCTCGATCGATCATCCGCTCGTGTCGCAAGCGGATGATGTGCCGGCAGCAGGCGCGAATGCGGCGGTCGTCGATCATGGCCATGGTCATGGCCTGACGCTCGGCTTCCGCCCTCGCCTTCCGCCGTTCCTCGATGCCGCGCTGGGTGAATGAGGAATGCGCCGCGTAGCCCATCACGCTGCCCTCCGTTCCGCGAAGGTCCGGCCGACGATGTCGGTGAACTTCGGGTTCTGCTTCGACGGCTTCACCGAGATCGTGGCCGGCGGCGTCAACTCCGCCTGCCGGGCCATTACTTCATCGACGGTGCTAGGAAATGGCGCGGCTCCGCCATGCAAGACCCACCACTCCGCAGCCTTTCGACCGGGATATCCGCCGTGCTCTGGGTGGATCCATTCTGGATATCGTTGCAGGCCGGCGAGGTAATCGACGCGGATGGAGTCCGGTGCTCCCACCTTGGTCCAGCGCCGGAATTGCCAATCGACCACCGGCACCATCTGCGGTGGTACGGCCTCGCTGGTCAGGATTCCGCTGGTGCCGTCCGCTTCCGCCTCATGGCGCGGCTTCTCATCCCTTGGCCACTCGTGGCCGCAGACCTTGCAGGACTGCGCATTCAGCGCGGCGAGCGTCTCACACTGCGGGCATTCCTTCGCGCGGACATCGGAGACCGTGGCTCGGCCGTCATCATCCTTGCCGCCGCCACCCTTCGGCATGATGCTGACCGCGTCGACGGGACCGTGACGCCTGACGTTGCCGGCGAAGTCTAGGACGAGGCAATTCTCCTTGCCCGTCGCCATTCTTGTCCCGCGGCCGACGATCTGAACGTAGAGGCCGGTCGAGAGCGTCGATCTCAACATCACGACCAGGTCGGTGCCTGGCGCGTCGAAACCGGTGGTCAAGACGTTCGCGTTCGTCAGGCACCGGACGCGGCCCTCGCGGAAGTCCCGCACGATCCGATCGCGCTCGCCTGGTGGTGTCTCACCCGTCACCATCTCAGCGATGACGCCGCGGCGCCGCATCGCGTCCCTGACAGCCGCGGCATGCTTCACGCCGGCGCAGAACACGAGCCACGACCGCCGGTCGGCGCCATAGCGGATCGTTTCCTCGACTGCCGCGGCGATCAGGGTATGATCCATTGCGGCCGCCTCGAGCGACCCGGCCACAAACTCCCCGCCCCTGCGCTGAACGTTCGACACGTCGATCTCTGACGCCGATGCCTTGGAGATCAGCGGGGCAAGATATCCGTCCTCGATCCCCTTCCCGATGCCGTAGGAATAGACCGTATCGTCGAAGAGCCGGTCCGAGCCGTCGTCCAGGCGCCCGCTGTCGAGCCGGAACGGCGTGGCGGTGAAGCCGCATACGCGCATGTCGGCCATCTCGCCGAGGCCGTCGAGCAGCTTGCGGTACATGCCGGCGCCCTTGGTCGGCACGAGATGCGCCTCGTCGATAAGGACCAGGTCGCGCGGCCCGAGAGCTTTGGCCTTCCGGAACACGGACTGGATCGAGGCGAAGGTGACGCGGTGGTGGGCGTCCCGTTTGCCGAGGCCGGCGCTGTAGAGCCCGATCGGGGCATCCGGCCATGAGCGGAGCACGGCGCGGAAGTTCTGCTCCACGAGCTCCTTGACGTGGGTCAGCATCAGGACCCGCATGTGCGGGAACTGAGTGAGAAGCCGGCGCGTCACGTTCGACATGACGACGGACTTCCCCGTGCCGGTGGCGAGGTCGACCAAGGCGTTTCCGCCGCCGGCGGCCCAATAGTCGAAAACAGCGTTCTCGGCTTCGGTCTGGTAATAGCGTGCCTGGATCATGCCGCCGCTCCGATCTTCGGGAGCGCCATGCGCTGCGGGAAGGCGCGGTCGAGCCCCTCGCCGATCTCTGCCGCTGCAATGTCGTAGCGCGAAATCCCGGATGCACCTTCGCGTCGCTTCCGCTTGGCGAAGTCGGCGGCGCGGTCGAGCGCGGCCCAGATGTCGAACTCGTCCATGAACGGCGCGAGATCCACGCCCGCCTTAGCGAGCCATGGCCGGTCGCAGACCGCCGCGATTAGGGGCTTCAGGATCTCGTTGTTGTAGGCCTCGGCGTCCTGGCCGAATTCAGATCGACGGACGCCGGACAGAGCCAGCGTGACGCTCGCACCATGGCCCGCCTGAACGGGATCTCGGACCAACGCGATAGCAAAGATCTCGCCCGCCTTCTTCGCGTCCGTCGGTGCGTTCGACGTCATGAGACGGCAGTCGGCGTCGCGGCAAACCTTGTCGCATGCCACGGCCCATTCCGCGCCGGCGGTGAGTGCAGCCTTGAAGATGTTCCAGAGCGTCACCTTGGTGACGGCGCCGTTCACGGTCGCAAAGCTCGCGGCCTGCTCTTGCCGGTCCATCTGGACAACCTGACACGGCACCTGCTCGAAGCCGCAGATCGCCGCGGCGTGGGTGCGGTGCTGGCCGTCGATGATGGCGAACTTTCCGCCCTCGATCGGCGCGACAAACACCGGAGAGAACCGCGACCAGAGGAAGCCGTTCGCGATACGCCGGATGGCCGTCCAGTTGCTGCGCTGCAGGCCGCGTTGATAGCTGTCGTCGACGACGAGCTGCTCAATGTCGATCCACTGCAGCATCGGCGCTGGGCCCGGTTCGATGGCGGCTGGCTTGTCGGCTGGCGAGACTTCGATCTTGCGCATCATGCCTTCGTCTCCTTTTTGAACCGTCCGTCGCGGCGATAGGCTGCCGGCGGAAGGTCGGATTGGTCGAAGAACCGGCACGCGCCGGCGTCTGCCGGGATGAGCCGATCGGCCTTGTTGAGGATGGGGTGGGTGCATTTGGCGGGGCCGATGGCGAGCCATCCGCGCCGGTCGCCGCCGGTGTATCGGTACGCGACGCGCCGATCGTCCATGTCGCGCATCTGCCACTTCGTGCACTCGAGGCAGGTCTTGCCCGAGGGACCGGTACCTGCGAAATGCGCTTGACCGAGGTGCGTCGACCTCACTCTGCTGAGGTTCTCGGTCGACGTGAGATGATCGGTGAAGAGCGGCTTATCGGGCTCAATCATGACGCCCCCCCAGTCTGGAGGGGCTGCCCTTGTGTCGAGGACTGCACTCTGACAGCCTCCACGCCATCGGGAGGATTCGAGTTGAATGAATTGGTTGGCGACTGCCCCAGGTGCAACGCTGGACAAGTGACCTTTGACGTCCTCGCGGCAACACCGACGAAGTTCGAATATAGGTGGAAGAGATATTTCGAAGGTTTCGGTGTGTGCCGTCGATGCTTGCGATCGACGATCTTTATACTCGGTCAACGGAATATCGAGGATAATTCCCTTTTCGAAAGAGGTTTCCCCCTCGACGGGCGTCGCTCCCTCGATCATGTCGTGCAAATCGAAGGCTACGTCAGCATTAAGGACATGGGTGCGGAGGCTCCCCCCGAATATGTCGATCCCGAGATAGAGAAGGTCTTCCGGGAGGGTGCCACTGCCGTAGCGGTCCAATGTTGGAACGCTGCTGGAGCGATGTTCAGGGCATGCGTTGACTTGGCCACCCGACCGCTTTTGCCGTCGGAGGATGAAGAGGGAGGGCCAAACCGCCGAATTCGTCGCGACCTCGGGCTTCGTCTTCCTTGGCTTTTTGAGAACGGCAGACTGCCCCGCGATCTGGAGGGGCTCTCCCATTGCATTCGAGAGGACGGGAACGACGGCGCTCATCAAGGAACGCTGACGAAGATTGACGCGGAAGATCTCTTGGATTTCACCCGTGCGTTGCTCGAACGGCTCTATACTCAGCCTGAACGCCTGAGGTTGGCCGAGATCCGACGTCTCGAGCGACGCGGTGGAGGTGGATAGCGCATTCCTTACGCAGTCGATCCGAATGCTGTCGTGCACCTCGTGCCGCTGCGTCATGATGGCGCGAGACATGTTTTGGCTCATTCCGCCGCCTCCATCATCGGCTCTACGGCGAGGTGGGCGCAGTTCGCGGCGACAAGCGCTGCGGCGAGCGGCGGGCATACCGAGTTGCCGACGCACGAGATCTGGTCGCTCTTGGTCAGGACCCTCCCGTCGAGGACGATGCCGTCGATCTGGTATTCGGGCGGGAACCCCTGGGCGAGGAACAGCTCGCGCGGGGTCAGCATGCGCAGGCCGATGTCGGTGATGACGTATGGCTCGCCGGCGACGTCAACCGTGACGAGGCCGAAGCGATCGCGCGTGGTGACCGTGGCGAATGGGTCGTCGACCGGCTGACCGATGCCGGCGCCGTAGTATTTTTCGATGAAGGCTGAGACGAGCGCGGCGTGCCCTCCACCGGCTGTGACCGTTCGGGCCGGTTCAGCAACAGGGGCGTCGCGCCGGTCGCTGCCGCGCATGTTCTGCAGATGCGCGGCGACGACGCCTTGCGTGCAGCCCTTCAGCACGATCGTCGACAGCGGCTCGCGGGCGTCATGGCCGACGACGCCGGTATTGTGCTGGGCGAGGAAGTTGGCGACCAGCGCCTGTTTCGCGCCGCCGGCGACCACGGTGCCGAGTGGCTTGCCGATGTCGAGCGATCGCGGTGTCTGGCCGTCCCGCTCGCCGTAGCCGGTCTGCACCAGCGTCGGCGCAATGATCGCGTGCTGGTCCTTGTCCGAGGCGGCGATCGTGCGCATCGGCTCGTCGGCGCCGCGCAGCGAGCCGCCGTGCTGCGCGGCAGTTAGGACGGGAGCGATCATCGCCATTTCGCCACGATGGGCGGTGGTGATCGTCCGGACCGGCTCCTCGACCGTGTTGTTGCGGTCGCCGCCCTGGTGCGTCAGCGGCATCAGCGACGGCGCTACGATGGCGAACGGGTTGTTCGTCGTCACCGTGCGGAGAGGTTCCTCCGGGCCATGCACGCCGTTGCGCGCGGCGGCGCTGTGCATGTCGGCGCGGATCACGCTTGGCACCACCAGTCCGACCGGCGCGGCGCCGCCGGGACGCTTGTGGAAGCTGTTCGCGGTTACCGTCGGCAGTGGCGCGTCGATGGGCGAGCCGGTCGAGCCGGACTGAAACTTGACGATGTAGGGCTCGGCCGCGTCGAGCACGTAGCGCTTCGTGCCGCGCGCCACCCGGGCCATCGTCGCCTCCGCCAGCGGCCGCACCGCGCGGACGCCGTGCTTCGCCATGATCTCGGCCGACGTCTCGAAGATCGACGGGCAGGGCAGCGACCAGTCGATGATCTCGGCCGCCGAGCGCCAGGGCAGTTTCCGTCCGGCGACGACGTCGGGGTCGCTAGGCTTGCCGTGCGTCGGCGCGGGCCAGACGATTGGCAGCCCGTCGCGCCGGGCGATCAGGAAAAACCGCTTGCGGGTCGTTGGCGCGCCATAGTCGGCGGCGACCAGTTCGCGCCCCTCGACCTTGTAGCCGCAGCGTTTCAGGTCGGCGACCCACAGCTTGAACGTCTCGCCGCGGCGCGCCGGATCCGGGACGAAGTCGCCCTTCTCGTTCTCGATCAGCGGGCCCCAGGTCTGGAACTCCTCGACGTTCTCGAGGATGATCACGGCCGGACGCGCACGCTTCGCCCAGAGGACGACGGTCCATGCGAGATCGCGGATGTTGCGCTTCACCGGCTTGCCGCCCTTGGCCTTGGAGAAGTGCTTGCAGTCCGGCGAGAACCAGGCGAGCCCGACGGGTCGGTTTCCAACGGCCTCGAGCGGGTCCACCTGCCAGATGTTCTTCGACAGGTGCCGCGCGTCAGGATGGTTCGCGAGGTGCATCGCGAGGGCTACGGCGTTGTGGTTGATGGCGATGTCCGGCGAGCGGCCAAGCGCCATCTCAATCCCGGTGCTCGCCCCGCCGCCGCCGGCGAAGCTGTCGACGACGAGGGGCCGCATCACGCAGCCCTCCCGTCGACCCACTCCGAACCATCCCTCATCCGATAGGTGATCGTGTTCTGTCCGTCGGTATCGACTTGCTCGCCATCGACGAGGCCCGGAATGAAGACGTGGTTGGCGCAACCGGATCGCTGGTCAGTGATGGAGAGATCGCGATCGTGCCGCGAGCAACGCCACGCCGCGTCACCGCCTTGCACCGGCGATGCGAAGCAGCACGTGCGGCAGTTCCGCAGGGCCTGCTCGCTGGCGTGGCATAGGGAGTGGGAGGGGCAGAAGCGGCACTGATAGTAGGCCGGGTCTTCCGAGAGCTTCGGCAGCGGCATCGGTGCTTCCAGCACCCTCTCAGCCTTGGCCATCAACGCCCCGGCTTGCGCGGCGTCGTAGTGGATCCGCTCGGCGTAGAGCTCGTCGTCGTTCTTGTTCTTGGCGAGGTAGAAGGCACGAGTCAGGCCCGACAGGTGCATGTAAACTTGCATCTGCGCGACATGCTCTGGCTTCGCCACGGCGACGCCGACCTTCTTGAGCTGCTGGAAGCTCTTGTAGTTGTGCGTCTTGATTTCGAGGAGGTGCGGCGTGACAGTTGCTTCCAAGACCCCGACGGCCTTGCCGTCGAGGTGACCTTTGAAGTGACCATCGAGCGCGGTCACCTCCCATTGCTCGCCCGTCTCCGGGTCCACCTCATCCACCGTGACGCTTGCGGCGCGAAGGTGGGCAACGATCGTCGGCTCGTAGAGGTGGCCCGTCTCGAACAGACGGAGCATGCGGCCGGAGAATGCTTCCGGAGCGTGAGCCCAGCGGAAGCGGTACCAGAGGTGCCGCTCACAGGGGCGGCCGATGGAACTGCCGCGAATGACCAGGTCGAAGTCACGAATCGCGCCCGCCTCAACCGCCGCATCGATCGCGGCGATGGTAGGAGAAAGCGCCGTTGTGGGGATGGCGACCATCAGTTCAGCCCTCCGTCGCCGAGGGGCTTCCAGTGCGACGGACCTAGACCGGGCGCCTCAGCCCAAGTCATGGAGCAGTCGGTCGCTTCCCACATCCCGATGGCGCCGGGCGCGAACATCTCGTTCGTCGCAGCCTGGTTCCACCGCATGGCGAAGGCACCCACATCCTCGTGCGCGACGATGATCGGGGTTCCTGTTCGGGGCGCCGTATCGATGGGGGCGAAGGTGTCGTCGATGATGCGCATCACGCCGCCTCCGCCATCTGGGCCACGGCGGCAGACACGACGCTGTACGCGACGCCGACTACATCGAAGCGGTAGGAGGGGTGGAGCACGGAACGCCGCTTTGCCTCTGCCAGCGCCTCACACTGCGAGCCATACTCGAACGGCCACCAAGCCGGCCTGATCCGGCCAGTGTCGTCGCCCCTGCGGAAGACGAACCAGCCGCCGCCGATCGTCTCGCCCTTGCGGGCCATCTTGGGGTTCTTGAGCCAGCCAGTACGGCGTGGCCGCTTTCCCTTTTCAGGGCACAGATTTCCTGTCATCGCTGAAGGCTCCTTCGCGACGGTGTTTCTGATCGTGATGGAAGTGCCGGGTGGCGTCGGTTCCTACGCCTTCATCGCCACCCGGCCGTCAGCTACGCCCGCTTCGGCCACCCGCCGCCCGATGCCGCAGCCAGTGCCGAGTTGTTCGCCGGGGGCGCCTTGCCACCGCCAAAGCTGGACCGGGTCGCGGCACCGCCACCGCCACCGCTCGCCGCGCCGCCGTTAAGGGGCTTCACGGCCTTCACCTCGTCGTACTGCGGGTTCTTCCGCTGAGGCCCGTAGCTGACCTCGCAGGGGATGTGGTGCAGCTCTTCGGTATCCTTCGGAGCGAGCTTGCCCACGGCGTGGCACACCGCCGAAAGCTGCCGGGCCGCGATGTCGCGGGTCTTGTCGCCCTTCTCGCCCGGGACGTTGTAGCCGTGCAGGATGTCCTGCCAGATCAGGCGGCCCTCCAGCGGGCCGGTGATGATCTTCCAGGTCAGCGTGATCTTCTCGCCGCTGCCGCCGTTGTCGCCGATCCCCTTCTCTTCCGAGTTGACGATCTCGGCGTGGTAGCGCCCCTCGGGGATCCGCTCGAATTCACCGGTCGGCTCGTGGTCGGCGGCGTTGTAGCCAGCAATGTTCACCATGTTCGTCGCTCCTTAAGCCGCGGCCTTGGCCGGTGCTGAATTACCGATTCTGGGGAGATATTGAGCCAGCGCGTCGTAACCCGCGCCGCGGTCAAACCGCATGCTCTCGGGCAGGCCGTAGCGGTTCTTCGCCACGAATGCCGGCTTGCCGACGCCGTGGATCAGCACCGTCGAGGCAGAGCCTTCGGCGCGGGTCCGGGCCGTGGTCTTGTCGTTCTTCGACACGGCGCCCTGCTTGGTCTCGCCTTTGACGTTGACCGGCTTTTTGAGGAGCAGGATCGCGTCGAGGTCGCGGGTGATCTCGCCGTTCAGGTGCTTGTGGAGATCGATCTCGTAGCGGTCGTAGCTGGCCGTCTCCGGGTCATCGAACTTGGTCACGACGCTGTGGGCGATCATGACGATCGCCATGCCACGATCCCGGCGCAGCAGATTGCAGCCCTCCAGGAACTCCCGCAGGACGTTCTTGGCGTTGACGTAGCCCTTGCCGTAGCCAAAGTCCTCGATCCGGGCCTTGGCCGAGCCATGCTCGTCGCCGCGCCGGCACGTCTCGTCGAAGACCAGGCGCTGCAGCGCCGTGACACTGTCGAGGACCATGGTCTGGAACTCGTGAGGGTCGTTGTAGAGAGCCTCCATGGCCTCCATCACGGCGCCGAAGCTGTCGAGGGCACCGAAGCTCTGCAGCGCGAGCTCGCCCGGCGTCCCTTCCTCGGTCTGGAGAAAGACGGGGTTCGGGAATTCGGACGCGAGCGTGGTCTTGCCGACGCCCTCGTTTCCGTAGATCAGCACGCGCGGGGGCTTGTCGGCCCGGACGGTGCGGAGGTCAGCCAGTGAAATGGCCATGACGCTCCTCCTCTTCTTGATCAGGCGCATTGATGAACCACCCGCCGGTCGCGCCGTTGGTCGAGGGGTGGAAGCTCACGTCGAGCCGCTGCACGGGCAGCAGGCGGACGTGCGACATGCCGTTGGCTGAAGGCAGCCACGAAATTGCGAGGGCCGTCACGAACCGGTCGTCCTCGATCGTCTTGGCCTCGACGATCGCGTCGAGCATCGCCTTGATGCGATTGTCGATGTCGGCCCGGTCGGACATCCGCTCAACGCCGAAGATCGCAACGACATTGCCTGCGATGGGGCGGATCCCTTGGCCCCGGATCGCGGTGACGGCCATCCGGACGAAGTCGTCGTAGCGTTTTGCCTTGACCCGGCCGACGCCTTTCACATTCCGAAACAGTGCGTTTGCCGACGGCGGGGTAGGAATGGTGAAAGCGACCGGGGTGGGCTGGGAGGCGCCCTCCCCGGTCACTCGCTCACGGCGCCCCGCCACGGGCTCCGATTTCGTGATTTCCGCTACCGCGCTCATTCAGGCTCGCTCCTGTCCCGCTCGGCAAAGCGGCGATGTCGGCGGCGGAACAAGCTGACCAGCCAGTAGAAGATGGCTTTCCGGACCGCTCTCGCGCCGCTTCTCGCCATGCGCTTCATTCAAGAGATCCTTCGTTTTGCGGTCATAGCGGTCGCCAATTTCATCGAGGCGGTCGCACTGCGCCTGGTAGGCGAGCAGCAGCGAGCGATAGGCGCCGCCTGAAACATCTTTCATGTCCTGCCAACGCTGCCAGAGGCGGCGCGCGTAGGACGGGTCGAGCCCAATTTTGCGGGCGGTTCTGTCGCGGGCAGCGGTCCATGTGTCTGCCGGGCCGCGATGCTCGCGTATCGTCAGGAACACGAGGCGCTCCCGGGCCTCGATGACGGCCATTTCGCTCATGTCGCCCTCGTCGCGCTTGGTGTCGTGCGCGACACGTCTCGTGTCGGACATGCATGTCCCTCCATGCCAAATTGCTGGTCATGGAAACGGACACGAGACGGGAGCGAACGATTGAACGGAGCGAGAGGCCCACCAACGAGCTTGCAGGCAGAGGTGGAGCCATCAGCATCGGCGAGATCGCCGATGAGATTGTCAGAAGGTTGCGGAAGGCGGACGGGGAAAACCCCTCCGCCTCGCCGCGCGTCGCGGAAAACGAGAAAAAGAGCGGAGCCGGAGCAAACCGCGGATGCGGCAAGCGCGAGAACAGCGATCATGCCGCGACCCCGGCGGACGGTGATTTCACCTGTAGAAAGGCGAGCCTCGTAAGGTGCATGTCGTGAGCGGTGACGGCTCCGCCGGTAATCTCTGCGATCTTCGCGACCACATCTGCATCGGGGCGGCTACGGCCGGTTTCCCAACGCCAGACAGTGCCCGCGCCGGACCGCTCATCAAGCCCAAGCTCTTCGGCCAAACGCTGGGTGTTCCAGCCTTTTCCTTCGCGCCAGTCTTTGAGGGATTTCATGCAACGGCTCCAAGTCAGAGCCCTTCATATCGCAGTTTATGCGATGTCGTCAACGCCGCGCATCGGTTTTTCTGCGATACGCATTTTGTGCGATGGCTGATATCCGGTTTTTGATGGAGAATCGTGTGAAAGAGCTGCGGGAAGCTGCGGGCCTGACGCAGACCGATCTAGCCGATCGGATCGGCGTCACGTGGCAGACCATCAGCCGGATCGAGAACGCGCACACGCGCATCATGCCGAAGCACGAGAAGAACCTGGCTCGGGAGTTGAAGGTCGATCCGGGGGCGCTCTATTCCGGCGACCGTCAACCTCCCCGGCAAGATCCGCCCTCCAACGCCTCACCGCCCGTCCCTATCCCGCATATCACCGGAACGATCCCGATGCTTGGATCGGGGGTCGCCGGCCTGGACGGAAAGTTCGTGCTGAACGGCAATCGAATCATGGATGTGCTCTGCCCGCCGCAGCTGGCCGGTGTGCCTGATGCGTATGGGGTCTTCGTCCACGGAGGCTCAATGGAGCCTCGCTATCACCCGGGCGAGGCGGTGTTCGTGAACCCGCATCTTCCTGTTCGCCAGACGGATTACGTCGTCGTCCAGATAGCCGAGGAGGACGAGAGCCAAGACATGGCCGGCTACGTGAAGCGCTTTGTTTCTATGAACTCTCGCGAGCTCGTCCTCGAGCAATATCAGCCGCGGGAAGATGCCCCGGATGACGTGCCCGAGGCGGAGAGATTCACCATGCGCTTTGACCGTAAGCGCGTGGTCGCCGTTCATAAGATCGTCGGGTCTGGCATAGTCTGAGCATGCTCAGCCGGGCCCTCTCCGCCTTCTCATCTCGCCACGTGACACGGACTGTCAGAAGCTTGCCTCTGGCTACCCCGTCCCGGCATCGCTTGCAGAACAACGCTGCCAGGTATGACGATGCAGCCCGATCAGGGGCAGCCCACCGACGCGCGTCGTTCGGGAAAAGCATGTTCGATCGCCCGCACTCCTGGCAGGTTATGGCTACCGCATTGAGATCTGAGACAAGTCGCGCGCCTGCTGTAATTTCACTCGTCTCACCACACACGCCGCTCGCCTCCGTTCATGTTTCGTTCCCATTGATTCCCGAACTGGAGCGAAGAGTCGAGGGTGTCGATAACTGCCTGTGCGTATCGGGGATAACCCGGGGATCGGTTTGGCTGCGGCGCATGCGGGAGGCGGGGGTGGCGTGAATGATGAAGAGTCCATACTTGCGTCACTCGCAACCGCATACGAGGCGCCCAAAATCGCGCTACCTCCAATCGACTGGAAGGTGGACCGTCAGAATGCCCGCTACCTAAGAGTACCCATCGTCTGCGATTGTGCCCCTGTTGACCTCCTTGGTGTATCAATCGTCGGTACGGCTTGGACGGATGAACCAGACGAGCGGGTGACCTTTCAGCTCATCATGGATGTGAATGGCACCAACTACCGGATCGCTCGTATTGATTGGCGACCGCGACAGCCGCACACAAACCGAGTTGGGCCGGCTGAACTTCTCGGTCTTATGGCTATGACCAGCATTCACGATTTCCCTGAGAATGCTGCACTCGGCCTAGAGGCAATGCAGGCGGGAAACCTTCCGGTCGTCAAACCCATTGATCCGGAGCCCGACAGTTTTAACGCGCTATTGCAATATCTGCGTGATACCTTCCAGCTTGACAACGCGATGGACATACCTGCACCGCCATGGGCACCGCAACTTCTCTGACTTGGGGCGTAGAGGCTCCAAAGATCTTGCTCGACAGAATTGCGAGTGAGCTGGTTCGCGTGCGCGCCGGGAGCTCCGGTGGAGTGATCACAACGCCCGTCCTTTTCCCTTCCGGGGCGCATGTCAGCGTGCGCATTTCGGTTGAGGGCGGGCGCTGCTTGATAACTGATGATGGCGCGGCTTATGCCGAGGCGGACATGATGGGTGCGTTGCCCATTTTCCGCAGGGCGGCAAACACTGTCGCGAGCGAAGTGGGTGTTCGGTTTAATCATTTCGAGATTTTTGAGGCAGAAGCCCGACCGGAAACGGCAGCGGGATGGGTTGCAATAGTTGCGGACGCGTCTCGACGGGCGGTGGCGATCACGGCGGAGCGCCTGGCGAAGAAGCTGGACGCGGAGATGCGCGTGTCTATCGTGGATCGCCTGACGGACGTATTTGGCGTGAAGAATGTGTTCGCAGAGGCCGCGATATCGGGCGCGTCGACGCATGCTTGGAAGGTCGATGCGTTGGTTCGCACCGATCACCGGGAGATTGCGATCGAGGTTATTACACCGGCCCCGGCCTCGGTATCGTCTGCGTACGTGAAACTCGATGATATCCGCCGACTAGACAACGCTCCGAGGACAGTCGCGGCACTTTCGTCGAGATCGAGTTTTGGGTCGGATCAGCTACTCATTCTCAATCGCGCCGCGAAGATTATCGATCTCAAGGCCGACCTAAGCGAGCTGCGACGGCTAGCCGCGTAACCTCAAGAGCCTCCGCACCAACCGACCCCGGCCCTGGCGCCGGGGTTTTTGTTTGTCCGGCGATATCGCATGTTATAAGATAGCCCTCTTGCGTAGTATCGCATATTCTGCGATATCTCCTCCATCGCACTACCCCAGCCGATGGAGATCGAGATGCCAGCCACCAACCGCCATCCAGTCGACGAACTTGCCGATATCCGGGAGCAGAAGAAGGCTCTGGCGGCTCGCGAAGACGAGTTGAAGACCGTCATCTTCGACATGGCGTCTGACGATCGTCACGCCGTGGGCGGCGATCAGTATGTCGCCAGCATCAAGGCGATCGAGACGAAGCGACTGGATCGCAAGGCGGTCGAGAAGGTGATGGGCTGTGCGATCGAACGCTGCCTCAAGTCCTCCACCACGCTCCGCATCGACATCGAGCCTCGCGCCGCCGAAGCGGCCTGAGATCGGGCGGGAGTGTCGTCATGAATATCGAGCGCCGCGGCTTCAACGGCTTCCCCGACGGCCTCAGCTACCAGGACTGGAAGCGGAAGAACGACGCCATCGCCGAGGACGAGGAGCGCAACGGCATAGCCGAGCGCGAGGCCCGCCGCCGCGCCGAAGCCCGCTTCGCCGCCCTGCCCTCGCTGGACCAGATCGAGCGCCGCCACGGCACCGCCGAGCGCAATCGCATCGCAGCCTTGAACCTTCCCCAGCACCGCGCCGTCGTGGCGCAGGCAGCAGAATGAGGCACGTCATGGACGATCGGTATTTCATCATCGAGACGATCCGCATCATCGGGGCGCCGTCGATTACAGCGGCACAGGAAGCCGCGATCATGGCTGCGCCCGACGTCGCCGAGCGGGTCTTCAACAGCACGGACCTCGCCTTCCATCGCCGGGCCATTGTTGAGGAAACCCTCAAGCTGTTCGGCCGCGAGAACGAGATGTGGCGCGGCGTTTACAGCGACGTGTTCATCGCCTGCCGAAACATCCGGGATGGTCTAACGACCGCCGAGGCGATGACCAGCAGCCGCCGAGCGGAGGCCGCGTGATGGGCCGGATCATGTTCCACCTCGCCGTTGCCGAGCAGGCGCGTCTCACCCTCATGGGCAAGCGCAAGGGCGCCGGCTTCTGGCAGATGCCGCAGGGCCGTCCGTTCGTCGTCGCCTGCTACCGGCAGAACATCGACATGGCCCGCCGGGCGCGTCTGGCGAGGGCTGCGTGATGCGCGACGCCGCCCTCATCGTCCTTGTGGCCGCGTTCACGCTGATCCCGGCAGTCGCCAGCCTTGAGGCGAAGTGGGCCGCGGAAGACCTACGGAACAGCGAAAGCTTCGTCGCGCAGCCGAGGGGGCATTCGATGACCAGCCTCCCCTTCACCATCCGACTGGCGATCTGGCTGGACGGCGTCGGCTTCATACGAGCGCGCGAACAGCAGCACCAGCAGACCGTCGCAGAGAACAACCGGCTCCGCGCCGAGAACGAGAGCCTGCGGGCCGGGATGGCAGCATGAGCCGTAGCAAGTGGAAGGGCTGCCGATACGAGAACGCCAGCACCAGTCGGCACGGCCTGATGGTCTGCAACGTCTGCAGCCAGTCGATCGACGAAGGCGACTATCGATGCCGTGAGACCGAGGAAGCATACATCACGCAGCATCGCGCCTGCTCGCAGGATGACCCGCAGTGGGCCGTTCTGGACCGGCAGAGAGCGAACCATGCGGCGCGGCAGGAAAGGCTTGCCGAGGCGGCTACGGCATTCATCGAATATTGGGGCGTGGTCGATCTCAGCGAGTACGCCGCCGCTCCCGCAAAGGATCCTCGTCCATGAACCGCGAGCGCGAATACCAGGGCGGCAAGATCAGCGAGCCGGGGATCTACCGGGCTGTGCCATCGAGGAAGGAACCGGGTCAGTGATGGAGCGACCGATATCCCTTGATGAGGCCGCACGGGCTCTAGGGCTGGACGAAGAGAGCGAAAACCCATCTCGCTACGTCCGCGACCTTATCCGCCGCTACGGCGTCCCCTTCACCCGCGTTGGTCGATCTGTAAAGCTTCGGCCTGATCAGTTGCGCCTTCTTGGCGAGAGGATGGTGCAGTGCCCCTCACAATCGAGCCCGACTCAAAGTCCGGCATCTACCAGATCCGAGGGACTGTCACTGTCTGGCGACGTGGTGAGCCTCATAGCGTTGAAGTCAGGCGGTCAGCGAGAACGCGCGACAAAGACGAAGCCGATGGCATCCGCATCAGCATCGAAAGGAAGATCCGCGAGCAAAACGGCTCCGGTCGCGAACCCTCTATCACGTTCAGCGAAGCGGCTCGGCTCTACCAGCTGAAGGGCGGCGAGGCGCGATTCCTCGCGAAGCCGGTTGCCCAACTGGGGCGGCTTCGGATCGACGATATAGGTCAGGCAGAAATCGATGATGCCGCCTTAAAGGCCTACCCGTCCGCAGCGACCGCAACCCGCCGTCGCCAGTTCTACGCTCCCGTCCTCGCAGTGCTGCGCTCCAGCGGGCAGAACCCGTTTGTCAAGCGCCCCGAGGACAGCGCCAAGCGCACCTACTTCTTCCTGCCGAAGCAGGCTAACGCGATGGTCGAGACCGTCATGCGCGGGCGGTGGCCGAACCCCTGGACCCCTGCCCTAGTCACCTTCCTGTTCGGCCAAGGCGTTCGGGTCTCGGAGGCCTTGGCGATCGACGGCCGGAACGACATCTCGCTCGAGCACCGCTATGCGATCCTGCGGGACCCGAAGAACGGTCTGCAGCGGACCGTGACGCTTATCCCCCGCGTCGTGGCGGCGCTATCTGCCATTCCCAATCTCGGCGACCCTGGGCCCCTATTCCTGCGCTATGACGGGCGCCCCTATGCGCAGCGGGAGAACAGCGGCAACCCGCTCCGGTTCTGGGGCGCCGCCTGCAAGCGCCTCGAAATGGACGAGCACCTGTTCACGCCGCACACCGCCCGACATTCGTGGGCGACGTGGTTCTATGCCCAGACGCATGACGTGGTGCGCCTCAAGGACGAAGGCGGATGGCAGTCGAACGAGTGGCAGCGCTATGTGAAGCTCGGGACCCCGGAGCTCGGCGCCGACGCATGGAAGCGCGGGTGGCGATTCAAGAACGAAACGGGAAAAGACTCTGCGGATTTCTTGCGGGAACGAGGCTGA